AATTGGACTAAGCAGAAATGGCGTACTAAATCAGGTAAGCCTAGTGCTAAGACAGGTGAAAGATATCTACCTGAGAAAGCAATCAAAGCACTTAGTAATAAAGAGTATGCTGCTACTACTAAAAAGAAACGAGAAGATACAAAGAAAGGTAAGCAACACTCTAAGCAACCTAAAAGAATAGCTAGGAAGACTAGTTCCTATAGGAAAAGATAATGGCACATGAAGATAGAAAGAAAGCCATGCTGAAAAAGCATAGGCTGAAAGGTGTAAACAAACCTAAAATAACTCCTGATCATAAAACTAAATCACATATGGTCTTAGCTCAAGATGGACATAAGCTAAAGTTAATACGCTTTGGACAACAAGGTGTGAGAGGAGCAGGAAAAAATCCAACAACTGCTAAAGACAAAGCCAGGAAAAAATCATATTATGCTAGGCACAATGCCCAAGATGCGAAGCCTTCTAAGATGAGTGCTCGTTATTGGTCACATCGAACTAAATGGTAATAAGGGTAAAGCAATGAGAGCAAAATATGTATGTAAGTTCTGCGCCTGTGATGACAAAGAAAAATTTACTATAGGTGCATTTTATGAATGTAAGAAATGTCGTGCAGCTAGGTCAAAAGATATTAATTTTTTACAATATTTTTCTGCATTACAAAAGCAAGAACTTTCAAATGTTTATTGGAAACCAAGATTTTAAAATGAAAAAAGATAAACCTAAACCTACTCGTAAGCTTAACCACATAAATTGGAAGATTAGAATGTGGGCTAGTCAAAGTAATTAATCTAGAGTAATATTTAATAGGTTAATTTTTAGTTAACCTTTCCCCTCTTTTAAGCTAACCTAGTGCTGCAACATTAAGTTAGCTTTTTTATTGTGGGGAATAAAAGATGACTACAACTTTGTATTTAGTAACTGTTGCTACTTGGTATACATTTAGTAGCTTTGAAGGCACAGATCAAATTAATAAGTGTGCCTTGTTAAAAGAATATTTAGAGCATACCTATACTGTTGAAGCTACGTGTGTGACTAAAAAAAATAATGAACTACTTAAAGATAAAGTTGTTATTTATCCTCGTAAGCCTCATTCTTTTCAGTCGTAGGATCATCTGCTACAAACCTACCTTTTTTATTCCTGGCTCTTTTTCTTTTAATGTTAGTTACTTTAGCTTTAGTTTGAGTAGCTACTTCTTCTGCTCCTTCTACTACAATATTTTTTACTTCTGTAGCAGGAACAGTAAGGAACTCTTTAAGCCATTTTAAAATTGTCATACTTAGTCTCCTTTTAATAATTTAATTTATGCCCATACATGAGTTTTCTTACTGCCATCATACTTAATAGCATGACCCTCTTTAATTAAAGTCTTACAGATATCAGTGTTATCTTCTTCTGTGTACAGATTAGCTAGAAGTCTTCCATACTTATCTAGCTTTCCTCCATTGAGGGATTCAACATAAATCTTTTTAGCACATAACTTTTTCATTCTTGCTTTGGCTGCTAGACCTAACTTCTTTTCTTCTTTGTTGCGTGTTCTAGATTCAGGAGTATCAATACCACTAGCTCTGATTCTTACCTTTCTAAACACACCAAAAGATAAATCAAGTAACACATCTACTGTGTCACCATCTACTACTCGTAGCACTTCAGATAAGTAAATGTATTGTTGAGTTATAATTTTTTTACCCATCCTCATTCTCTCTGTGTAAAGTTTCTATGAGTTTATCTTGATACCAGTTAGCTTTTTGCAAATCTTCAATGCCATTCTTATCTCTAAATCTCCAGTGGTACTTAAAGATATTGCCACGCAGATAACCTATCCACTCTTCTTTAGTGAGCATAGATTCCATTGCTTCACTACAGGCAATGTTTCCTTTGTTGTAATGCAAAGGATGATTAACAATATCTTCTGTTTGTTGAGTATCCATTACAGTAATGCTGTAAGTGTCATCCCAAGCAGAAGGTGTTACATCATTCAGACGTTTCTTTGCTTTGCTCATATGTCCTCCAGTTCTCAGGTAAAGTATCAGATGTGTACCACTTAAATTTATTTTTGTCTGCCCATTCAGAGTGACTTCTTTTTGTTCCATTTTTTCTTTTCTGAGCAAAAGGCATAGGTAATGTAGGATCAGCAAATAAAAAAACTAATTCAGTATTAGGAGGTAAAGTTTTTCTTATCCAAACATATTTCATATATTCAGAGTGATCCCAAAACCTTCCTTTTGCTTCAATGATAATCTTCTTTTTACCAAACCACTTAACAAAATCTGGTTCGTACTTATGCTCAATAACGTACTCAACAGGATCACTATGATGTTGCCAATCTTGTAAGACTGTTTGGTGTAATACTCTTTCAAATGTAGAGTCATAGCCACCTTTAGATTTTCTAAACTCAACAGGACGTTTGTTTCTTTTCTTTCTCACTTATCCCCTACCTGTTCTCACACAATAATTTTTAACATCATCTAGTGTAATAACATCTAACTCTTTAGTCTTCAATAATCTTTTTAAGATAGACTTCATTCCTTTAGAAGACATTGCAATAGCATAATGATATGAATCATTAGTAGCATACTCTGCTTTAACTACAGATTTTCTAGTAACTTTAGCTGCTTCTGTATCTGATAACTGTTCTTTGAGTAAAGCCATACAGAAAGTTTCTACTTTAGCATTTATCTTTTTCATAGTTTTTGCATTCATATAGTTAAGCTACCTCATCTACTTTAGGTAAAACAGAAACTCTTGTTAAATACTTTAGCCCATTAGCATACTTAAATACTCTAAGACCTTTACCTCCATTAGAATCTTTCCAACATGTATGCTTATGAGCACAGTACACACAGCTAGTATGTAACTTCATGTTGCCTGATTTACCTTCAGGTACTGGTTGATAACATAAGGGAGGTGCAGTCTCTTGTTGTATTGCTTGTTTTATTTGTTTTATTTTTGTTCTGGCATTAGGTTTAACTAGCTCTCCTGGTTCATAAGAAGTAAGTTCTCCTGTCTCTTTGTTGATAGCAATGAAGCCACCTTTAGTAGTGTCTTCAGCAGTTTCATAAGCTGCAAGCTGCATAAGATAACCAAAAGAATCATTCTCATGTAATGAGTTATTAGCAAACTTTTTAAAACCAAAGTTAGAAGCAGTCTTAATATCAACTACTTCACCATCAATCTTGCAATCAATGTGTCCTTTGATACCATCAAGATGAACTTCTTTTTGCTCATCACTTACTTTGTGATCAGTCATCCTAACAAACATCAATACTATTTCTTCTAGCAAATGCCCATATAAAAACTTAATGAATGTTTGTGGAGGTATCCTAGAGGCCACACTACTTTCTTTACTATCAAACCAAAGCTGACGTAAAGGCTTACCAATGTTAGACATTCTAATAGTAAACTTAGTAGAAGGTTGAGGACTAGACCATTGTTTAATAACTTCTTTAATTGCTTCTCCTGTTTCTTCTATAGTCTTATCTGATAAATCAATATCACCATCATTCAACTTATCAAGTTTAGAATAGATATCTTTTATAATTAGACTATCCATATTAGTGTGTCTCACTCCAATCATTACCTACGTTATACTCGCCAGTAAGTGGACAAAGTAATTCTAATGAGTCTCCTGCTTCTGCAATAGCATCTACTCCCATCCTACCTACTTGGTCAGCAATACTTGCTTCAGTTTCTATCTGCCATTCATCATGTACATTAGCAACAAAGTGAGTGTCGCAAGTTTCTAGTTTAGAATTAAGGATCACTAATGCTTCCTTCATTACAATAGCACCTGCACTCTGCAGTAAAGTATTCAAAGCACTGTGTTCGCTACGCACACCTAGCTTTCTACCATCGAGTCCTTTCAAACAGTTGTTCAATTGAACTTCTCTTGATACTCGATTTCTAAGCTGCGCAAATGCAGGTAGATTATCGAAGAAAGATTTTCTAAGTCGTGAACCAGTGCTTTTGTTTCCTCCAGCCACACTTCCAAGCTTTTCATCTCCTGCCCCGTACAAGAGTGCATAGATGAATGTTTTTGCCTGATCTCTAGATTTAAGTCCTGCAAGGTGTTGATTAGCTGTGTGTATGTCTCCTGATATGATTTCATTAGTGTAATCCTTATCATTCATGTAATGAGCTAACATGCGTAACTCAAGTCCTGAAGCATCAATACCTACTAACTTATAGTTGTTAGGGACACGCCAACAAGCTCTAAAAGATTTACCATAAGGACTGTGGACACTAGGAACCTGTGCCATATTAGGTTTCCTGTGTGTCATGCGTCCTGTAACAGTACCATTGTGAATGACATGGCTGTGTACTCTAAAGCTAGATGAGTCAGCTTCTTCTATCCAAGAGTTAAGCTGTGCTATACGTTTCTCTAGTAGAAAATAAAACTTAATCAGTTTAGCTTCTGGAATATGAGTAACAGTCTCCAAGACTTTCTCATTGAGCATAGGTCTGCCTTTATCAGTAAACTGAGTAGGCTTCCATCCAAACTCTTGTAAGTATTCAATAAGCTGTACCCTGGATGAGACTAAGACTTCTTTTACTTTAGTTCTAGTAATGTGATCTGAAGTAGTTTTCTTCATTTCAATTAGTTCATCTGTAGTTAGCCTAGTACCTTCACCATGTTCTGTAGTTGCATTCCTTGCAATGCTGCCATCCTTCTTGTACTTAGGGTACAATTTGGTGTTGATGATTTTAGGTTTGAATGTTGCTTTGATTTGTTTCTCAGTGATAATAATGTCACGTTGTAACTCAGTCTGAATCTTAGAAGCTTTCTCAAAGTCTAGTAAGAACCCATGTCTTTCTTGAGCACCTAGTATTTCAGCTACATTATGTTCAAGATCAATACATTTTCTGCTATACCCTCTAGCTTCCTTGCGTAGCTCATGGAAGACTTTAGTATTTAACTCTACATCTCTGATGCAATACTTCATCATCTTTACTGAGTAGTATAAGTAATCGTCAAAGTCTATCTTTGGATAAGATAATAACGAACCCCAATCAGCTAACTTATGACCTGTCTTTCGATCAGGATTAAACAAACGAGATAACACTAATGTATCTAGTATCTCTTTGTCTTTAGCAAAGTCAGGTTCATTCATTATCTTTCTAACACAGGGGATATCAAAGGTAAGGATGTTATGTCCTATCAAAGTATCAGCAGTATTTAATAACTCAATACCTTCAGATAACTCATCAGGGCCAAAGGTAAATACCTCCTCAGTGTCTGCGTCTTGAGCTACTATGCACCAGATTCTAGTGTACTGAAGTCCATCAGTTTCAACATCAAATACAAGCTTTGTCATATCAATGTCTCCTCTGATGATATTCCAATATCGCCATTATCTAGTTCGTTAAGACGGCCTGTTACAGGTTCATATATAATGTGACCTGCTACTCCTGTTTCACCAGTGTAACGATTCTTCAGTACCTTGAGCCTAGTAGTTCTAGCTTCCACCTCATCTTCAGCTTGTTGATTTCTTTCTAATGCAATAACAGAGTCAGCAATCTGAGCAATAACATGAGAGCCTCGCATATGGTTCAAGGCAACATCAGCTCCATTCTCATGGCCTTTGTTACCATCTAGTCTTCTAAGATGAGATACAGTAATGATAGCGATATCAAGTTCTTCACATAGATCACGAAACCTATGCATGATCTTATTGATCTCTGTTGTTTCATTCTCACCACCTGCTGCACTGATCATGTGGATGTGATCAATAAATATCCATTTACATTCTGATCCTGCAGCCATAAATTTAACTCTATCTGCAATAGCATTGAGATTGTTCTCACCAAAGTGTTCATAGACCCACACTCTGTTTTTATTAGCTCCTTCAAACAAAGCATCATGCCATTCAGATAGTCTTTCTTTACTATAGATCTCTCTAACACTATCCTGAGATAGCTTTTCATTGGCCTCAATAGACATCAGTCCATCGATAGTGCGTTCATAGCTTTCTTCAAGCATTACAACACCAATGTTATCGTTAGTAGTTTGCAGTAACCAATGTTGTAGCTCTCGACATACTGCACTCTTACCTAGCCCTGTACCTGCAGTGATTACAGTGATCTCTCCCTGTCTAAGTCCTTCTAGCTTTTTATTCATACCCTCCCAAGGGAAAGGTATTGATAGCTTCTTAGGTCTTTCTAGGTAGCGTTCTTTATGATCACTAACAGAGACTAGTCCACTTGGTGTATAGGTTTTTGCCTGATACCAAGCTTCCTTAAACTCCTTTTGTTTCCCTGCCATGAGCATTTCATTAACATCATTGTACTCAGTAGGTAGGCTAACGATCTTAGTCTTACCTGTTTTAAGCAGTCGAGCCACTTTCTCTGTTGCCTTTCTGCCCTGCTCATCCATGTCAAAGCACAGCACTACATTATCAAAAGAATACAGGTACTCTAGATTCTTTCTTACTGCACGTTCTGCCTCTGAAGAAGACTTAATACCTAATGCAGCAAAGTTAGTAGCTTCATTGTTAAGCATTTGATAACCAGACATGGTATCAATCTCCCCCTCAAACAAGGTCACATAGCGTTGACCATGTTCAAATAGTTGCTTACCAAAGAAGTCTACTTTGCTTGCACCATCAGTCCATCTAAAGGAACCAGATTCATTATTCCTTTTGGCTATAACATCTCTGATTTTTATAACTTCAGTATCACCATTGTAGTAAGGATAGTAATGTTTAATATCATTACCATCTTCATCTACAACTACTCTGACGTTGTACTTCTTGACAGTAGGTAGATTCAAACATCTTGATTCAATAGAGCGAATCTCTCCTCCTGTAGCCTTTACTGATATTGGTTTAGGAGAGTTACTCTTAGAAGAAGTAGGTACAAAGTCTTCATCTCCAGCCTTTGCTTTCTGATAAGCAGCAGGAGTCCACTTAGTATCACAGGAAAAACAATAAGCACTTCCATTTTGAAACTCAGATAGAGCATCACTACTGCCACAATCAGGATTAATACAAGCGATGTGCTGTCGTTTATACTTATTTTCAGTCATCTCTGCTGTATATTTATTTTCAGTCATCTTTGGTTTTCCTTGTTTGTCATTGTTGTTCTGGTGTTATCAAAGCATCCTCACTAACTAACACATTAAGTCTTGCAGCAAAACTGTTGTAAGCCTCAGTAAGTATTGTTAGTTGTTTTTGATGAGCCTCTGCTTCTGCTTTAGTAGAGACTATTAAGCCAAACAGAGCTTGAGCATCAGGTGAAAACTTAGATACATCATATTGTTTATTATTTACTTCATATGTGTTCACGATTAAACTCCTTTTTAAAACGCTACTTCATCATCTGATATCTCACCTTTAGCTTGTTCAGCAAGTTCAACAACCTGGACAGCTAACAGCATAGGTCTTTTATATTTACCTTTACCATAAGCATAAGGTTCCCATTGCACCTTGACCCTACTACCATTCTCAATGCGTCCTTCAAAGGCTTCTTTGTCAGTATCCATAACAATAGGAGCCTTGTTTAAATTACCATTGTAATCTGTAGCCCATTTCAAAAAGGTAATCACAGGCTTATCGCTGTAAGCCATCATGCCTTGTTTATCTAAACGCATACCTGCATTGAAACCTGCTTCCTTAAATGCAAGGTAGACCTCTTGATCTACAGCAACATTTATTTCCCACTGGTATTTACCACTACCTTCCTTTTGTTTTTCATTGTAATCAGCAACTGCCTCATAGACCTTTGCAAAATAGCTTTCGCCTTCTACTACATTTGATAAATTAGACATCGAATAGTTCTCCTTGTTGTACTAGTTTTTGTTGAAAATCTTTTACTAGATCATAGCCTGTATGATCCATTCCTTGTCCAAAGGTAATCTCGACATAAGCAGCATTGTCCTTACTGGCAATGACGCTACATCTCAATTTATCTCTGTACATTTCTTCACCATAAACATCAGTGAATCTTTCCCACTCTTTCTTAGAAAGCTTTACCACTTTTCTTTGCCTCCTTTAAGGTGTAATCGATTAATGAACTTAGGTAAGCATGAGTAAATAAACCTCTCATTGAACTTAAACTTTGAGTCCACACTTTGTTCATACTTCTGCCTTGCAACTACAAACACTACAAACGATTCCATAACATCATCATCTGGTACTTCAGTCTGTAGCCCCTGACTAAATGCAAGGACAAAGGTATCTTCAATGAGCTGACGCTCTTTAATATAAGACATGATTGTTACCTCAGATTAAGCAGCTTTCAGGAGCGTACACGCTTTCCTTATACTGTCGCGTCTATCGATGCGAGTAGAAGCAATGTTCTTTATGCTGCTCTTGGTGTTACCTTCAGCATGGGTACTCCAATGAGTCATGGCATTGTAGACAGCCCACTCATTAGACCCTAGTGCAGGTACTTCTTTGTTGATGTATTGATTCCACAAGAATTTAATATCCTTAGTTCTACCATTCAACCAAGTCTTGGAACTAAATATCTCTTGTAAGCTCATGGAAGGATCTACTTTAAACTTAGATGCCTTGGCAAATATCTTAAAGGCTTCCATGTCACTAATAGATTGTTGCTTCCAAGATGTCCATCTTTCTTTCTCTCTATCTAGAGTAGAGATGCACTTAGCTATCTTGGTTGCACCATGTACAGGATTCAAACTCATAGTGTGCTTGGCTGTATAGGTAGCCAAACGATCTAGCAATACCTGACCATTAGTACAAGCCATTCTGATTACCCCTGCCTCAATAGTAAAAGGCCAGGAACCATCATAACTATTCCTATGGAGAATCTGAGGGATGTTCTTTTCACCATTGCCCATATCGAAAGCATGAGCAGGAAGATCATAAGAGGTTAAGTAGCGTCCACCATCATGTGATTCAGAGTAACGTCTAGTAATACCAGTTAGATCTAAACCAGAATTAACTAACATCTCCTCAACAATGTTTACACATTCTGTAGGTTGATATTCTAGTTTGTATTTACTACCTACAACATTGATGAGTTGATTGTTTCGTTTGTTATAGATAACTCGTTTAGTATCTGAACATTCTAGTTGGTGAGCAGTGTCGTAAAGGACAGGTGCTTCACCATAGACAGGAACAGTATCAGATAAACTACCTAAACTCTCTATGTGGTTTCTTGAAGTTATTCTAGGTGAGGTAAGAATATGTACATTATTGTTCATTTGTTTTTCCTTTGTTTTTCTTTTGTTGTAATAAAAATCAATAAAAATAATTATTGATATGTAAAATATGTACCTAGTTTACACGTTGAAGTCTAGCAAAGTACAACATCTAACTTAGATTCCATATTATCTCCACCTTTAATACTAAAAGTGGAAGAATTCTGTAGGTTATGGAGACATAATGTAGGGATTAATACAATTATAAGACATGAAACAAGGGACATTGGCCCCACCAACTTCACTTATATGCATTGTATTTTTAGATGTCCCTACTCACCTTGGGTATTTGAAGTTGGCAAACTAAGGGTACTCTATTAGATCTATTACATGGTAGTTAATTTGATCACCTTCGCCTTCACCTAGTAAAGTAATGATAGGTTCTATTGTATGTAACATGATTTTGTTTTTCATACCATATACATTTAGGGAAGCTTCTATATCTTCTCGATAGGCTTCATATATCACCTGAGAGTCCACCATTTTAGCTGTAACAGCGATTCTCAATGTAATAGGGAATGGTGTAGCCTCAGATGTTTTCATCACACATAGTACATTACGTGGTCTATCCATATTAGTTACTCCTCCTCTATGATTAGATTCATACTCTTTACATCTGTAATGGATATGAGATCAACATCAGTTGAGTCCACTATCAAGTCGCATAGGATGTCAAGGGGTTGTATTGGGCGATCTCCTCCAAGATCGTCAGATGCAATGATGATTGTTACTTGTTGGAATTTTTTATCCATGTTAGTTACTCCCTAAAATCAGAATATTTACTGTCAGGATCGACAGCTCCTTCAGACCAATCAGGTGGGTCTGTGTCTTTATCGTCTAACTCAATGCACTCTTCGTAGTAAGTCTCGCCATCATGCTCCTCATTAGTGACGATATAGCCCAATAGGTTTATCCAGTGATCTCTTGGCCCATAGGTGTACACATACCCATCATCACTGTCACTACATACAACTGACCACATCTGATTTTCAGTGAAGCCTAAGTCCTCCATCTCCTTGATATTACTAAAGAAATTT